ACCTGTCGTACCCAAAGAGACCCAGACAGACCAGTCATTGTCAAGCGTCCAGTACATGAACGTTCCATGACAATCGACACTCTTGACGAGGATTCCCTTCGTATTGACAGCCTTTTCAAACTCTTCGAATCCAGAAGGCGGATTGTCAACAAAGTGCCCACCAACGATCTTAATTTGCGTAATAACACGATCCTCAAGCTTGCGCTTAATTTGATCTGTCATAGCACGAACAACATGACTTTTAGGAATGACACACCTCTGTTTGCTCATACTGCTTCGAGCGCAAATGTTGAATAAGTTCGTTCAAAGGTTTAGCGACTGAATGCACGCCACCCTCAGAGCTATAATGGCATGTCTGGCACAACGTAATTCCATTGTCAAGATCAAATGCCAAAGAATCGTCGACATGTCTGGGTATTATATGATGCGCATGCAGCTCTTCTCGAGAACCACAAGACTGGCACGTGTATTTGTCTCGTTTTTTGATATCTTTCGCCCACCTGCCAAGGCCAATTCTTGTTCTATCGACCGGATCATCTGGCGATGAGCCCCACCGCTTATGTGTGTTCTCACTCAAAATCTGACGATACTCATCTGAATTATATCGAGAGTCGGGATTATTCCAGGCATCTTTGATCTTCGAGACAAGCTTCTCCCGTCTCTCAGGCAAGTGGTATGCAGAATCAGAATCCTGCCATGCTTTCTTTCTTGCATTAGATTGTTTAATTCTCCGCTCTTCTGAGTTGAATCGCGATTCGGGATCACTCCATGCTTGTTTGAGTGCCTGTATATGATGCTCTCGATACTCATCTGATCTTAACAAAGAATCCTCGTCCTGCCATGCTTTTTTCATCTTCTCTGAAATTTTACTCGACCTCTCAGCTGAGTTCATTTTTGAATTAGGGTCATCCCACATTTTTCGATTGTGTTCAGAACATCTAATGGCCGACGCTTGCTTTCGCTCATCAGTCCATATACACTTTCTACAAACAGTACTGTTCTTTAGTGAGTTCCTGTATGATCGCTTATTTTTGTACGTAATTTCTGAGTCGCAGACAGGACATTTTTTCGTATATGTTGTATCCATATTTGTACATATCCAGATCGAGAGCAGTACCGACAACTTAAGATTCTATATTGTCCTCGTCTAACAACATGATCAGCATTATCGAATAATTCGCGAGATCCAAAGCCGTATCACGCAAACGCTCATCGCCCACCAGGGTAACACCCGTCTTCGAAATTGATGCCATCCGGCGAAGCTTGTCGCCCATTCGAATCATGACACCTACTGGGCCGTAGTCGGCAAAGGCGTCGCCATAGTCAATGTTCTTCTTGGTGAAGAGCTCAAGGCATTCGTCTTGAATCTTTCGAAGTTGTTCGGGCCTAGTCATCTTTGTCATTGTCTTTTTCTCCTTTTTGATGAACTTGTAGTCATAGTCTCTTTCAAGGTTTTTCCATGGGAAGTGCGGGAGAGAAGACGTAGCTCTTCTCTGGCCATTCTCGTTGCTTGCTAAAGTGGATAAGACTCGTATCATTGTACCTGTTCTCATAAATAGGATCATGCCGCGGCGGATCTTCACCCGGATCAACTAGCATCCGACCTGAGACTGTCAAGATTTCGCCGCCAGCAAGTACTGTATACGAGCTCCAGAGCTCATTGACGGCAGTAACGATTCCAATCTCAGCGCAACTCAGCTTGTGAACCCACATGCAAACCAAGTCATTGACTTTGCGAGGCTTGCTCTTATCATCCCAGAGTTTGCGCGTTTCCCATCGAGGTTTTTGAATAGGAATGTTGATGTTGTCTAGACTACCTGCCTTTTCCTTCATCAACTGGATCAGCTCATCAATCTTATCAAGAGAGAGGGTATTACTCTTCTTCATCGTTGCCTCCGTAGACATGATTGAGGTAAAAAATATTTCCTGATGGCATCGTCATCGGCTGGATTGATACTAATTCGTTTTCTAATAATGCAGGATACCGATTTTGAACAAAGGGTAACGTAAAACTACCGGGTGCCAGATACGTCGGGCACTCTTCATCAGGCTTGACGACGTAGTTCGCTGGCCGGCTGTGAATCTCGCCATTGACGAGGATATCATAGTTTGAGCCTACACCATCATGCTGGATTTCAATGACGATACCAAATGCAGGCCCATCACCCACCCAAGTCTTGACGAGATCCTTGACCTTGAATTTCCGTAATGTTCGCTCCATCGATTCAAGGAGGCGCTTCACATCTTTAGTGTGTGACTTCTTCATTTGTGTTTACATTATATCACATGAATGTGACTTTTACATGCCTGCTAGCTTAAAAGAGCACGCAATGTTCTTGAGCGCGACTCAGACATGAAAGACATGAATCTTTGAGTATCGGCAGCACGCATAGCTTTACCAATCTCTGCACCCTGGAGCCCTTGATCCATCAGCTCTCTTGCTGACGTGGCAGAAGGCTCCCTAACGAATCTCATGAATGCACCTGCAGTTGTCCGACTGGGCACTCCCGACATGTCTGTGAATGCCTTGATCTCATCATCAGTCAACTTCACTCGCTTCGCTTCCTTCTTGAGATTGACAGCGTCATCAGGGCTGACTGTCGCGATACTCAACAGCAGAACTGCCTTGTCTCGAACACTGCCGCCAAAGCGCATTCGCTTCATTGTGTTCATGACTTGTGTTGGGTCGTTACCCACAGTGAGGGCAGCGATTTGCGACGCTAGCGGGGCGTGCTCCAAGTTGTTCGTAATCTTCAGCCCTGGAAAGATGTGCTTCATCAGACCATGCGTCAATGCAAGATCGACGTATTGCTGTGGATCTTGGGCAGAAGATAATCCCTTGATGAACTCCTCTGAAATCCGCTCCGGGGTTGTCCCAGTAAGCTCATGGGCTGCTGCAGAAGTCACGCCTTGTGAGGTATCAGGATCAAGTTCTGAGCCCATGCGAGCAGCAAAACGAATGGCACGTAAAGTACGCAACGAGTCCTCTTCAAAGCGCTCAGCAGGATTTCCGACTGCTCGAATAATACCATTTTTGATGTCGTCAATACCACCCACCAAGTCCACGATCTCTTGTGTGCTGATGTCGTAGAAGAGTGCATTGACAGTCAAGTCTCTGCGCTGAACGTCATCTTCAATCGTTGCCCAGCGTACTTCGGGATTGCGGTAAGTCATACTTGCCATGTACTCATCAAATAAATCAGGAAACATCGATTTAGCTACATGTTGCCATCTTTCTTCCACTTGAATCCTCCGCACTGCTTTCGCTGTCCACGAATCACACCTGAAATGTTTCCGGCACTCAATCCAAGAGAACGGGCTGCTTCTTGAATACTATCCCATCGATTGATCACATTCTCATCTAAATCGAGTTGAACTACTCGAAATGCATTGTAAGCATTTTTACGTGCATTTTCTGATTGCTGCTTTCGAGATTCATCGGAGCGGCGACGCTGCACTCTTCTGTCAGAATCTTTCCACACCCAATGGAAGCCCCCAGCCTGACGACGTGTACCATTAGCTGCTGATGAAATATTCCTGATCGAGAGCGTTTTTTCTGCTTGCGACGCCGACTCCCACTCCTTGATAAGGTTGCCTTCCATGTCAAATTGCAAAATCAGAGATCTGTTCCAGACTCGTCTACCTCTGCATGATGCTCTAATCTTGCTTACGACTTGCTTCTTGTCACGAATTTTGATCCAACCTTGTGCGCCACCCGATGTTCCGTTCGTTAGTGTATAACCTTCAACCTTACGTTTTTGAATCCAATAGATTTCCCGCTCATCGAGCAAATCATCAGAACATGATTCAATTACACGAATCTTGACATCATCTTCCTGCCCGTCTCGAATGACACTTCGAAGCCAATTAAGCTTGTGTGTTCTGTTTGACGAGTAACGAGCATCATAAATATGACCCTTTAGACGCTTTTCAGGACTGTAGATCGTTTGTCCAACATATCTCAGCTTGCCTGTTTTTGGGCTAAGAAGCTCGTAGATGATTCCCATTATTGTCTCCATAGTTATGTATGGAACTCTGGGCTATTTCGTACTCGCTCGTATGAATTTTTTCAACGTCATGCCATCGACGCCATGCTTTTTCAAAAACTTCAAAAACTCAATGAGTGTCGGTTTCTTTGGACTTTCGGTGCGCATTGTGGCAATCTCGTATTCGTTCTTTTCAGGCGTCCAGGCTCGAATGACACCAAATGCCTTACCTGTCAAGTCGAGCTTGTAGCCATTCACTTGAACGGGCTCGTCTGATTCAATCTGCTTCGACGTAGCGCCGAAGGCTTGCATGACCTCGGCTGGCGTCAAATCTGTTGCAAGATCGTAGTCTTTGGGTGACTTATCCAGCAAGGCATCACGAACAGCACCACCCACAACATACAATTCTCCATGCGGCTTGATGATGTCATAGACTTGTAATAGATCACTGGGCAGATCCATCAGCATCTTCTCGCGACGCTCGGTGCCTTCAAATAATGTGTATGAAAACATTGTCATTTCATCAACCTGACGGATTGTTCGCTCAAATCTTGTGACTGGGTGCGGAACGCCTGTTACTCCCATCTTCTCTGCCATTCTAACAAATGCAGGGAGATGATGCACGCGATCGTCCCAAAAATGTGCTTCTTTTATATTTCGATTTCGTGTCAAGACATCCTGGATCTTCTGGACCTTGAAGGCATCTGTAGACATGTCTGGCTCACTAAGGTAGACAGCATCGAAATCAAGTCCGGAATTCTTAAGAAGCTCGGCAACTCGGAATCTTAGCGCAGCATTCGAACTAGGGCGACCTGTCATGAGAACTGCATAGACGTTAGGGTCCGCAATACTTCGTTTGGCTAGTGCAACGACATTGGTGTTGTACCACCAACCCGATGGAACGTCAGGAACATAGGGCTCTGATAGAGAGTCAGCTGATGCCCACCAATTGCCAGGATGACCTGAGAAATCTGCTGGCGGTGGTGGTGACCCAAAAAGTGTCCCATCGAAGTCGTAGACGTGAAGTTGCAGCATTTTTACTCATCTGTCGGCAGCACAACCTGGCCATCCTGAACATAGTTGTCACTGACGCTCTGGAGCTTGCCCAAATAATCGCCTCCAATCAATGAGTTGACCTTGGCGAAGTCAAAGCCCAAATCAGCTGCCAAGAGGATTCTGCCGCTACGACCGTTGCCGTCGTCAAACGGATGAATTAATTCATATACTGCATGACGCTGGAACGGAGAGTCAAACAAAGACGACTCCCACCATGATAAAGCGTCACCCAGCATATCAGGATCGACGTAATGCAAACCACCGGACGACTTAACTGTTCCGCTTCGAATGATTCCAGGTGAGCCTGAGTCAAGGACATCTGAGCCCATGGCACGGTGTACAGCGATTGCCCCTTGCATCGATGTTGGATCGATCTTTTGTGCAGCTTGTATGCCCGCCAGGTGCCCGTAGACATGCGGGTTGTTGGTCACATAACGGAGAGGATAACCTTCCATCATCCCTTCGACAGCATCAAGCGTCTCTCCAGAATCAACATCATAACCTTCAATCTTGTTGGAGATTACAATAAACTGGGTGAGATCGCGTGCATCGAATGCTGTCAATCCGCCCTCCAGAAGAGTGCGGATATACTGTCTTAGTAGATTCTCTTGCATCAGATTTCCTCGTAGGTACTTATCCCGGACGAGGAGCAAATGCTACTCGAGATCTTGATCGTCCAGAATGTCCAGAATCATCTCCATCTCAGTGGCACCGTCGCCGATCTTCGCCTTGATCTTAGCGATTCGAATTGCAGAACGAAGTGCCTTGAGATCAGTCTTTTCCTTCATGTCCTCGAAGAGCTCTTTGAGATCCTCAGCTAGCAACTTCTTTTCATTCTCGATACGAAGGTAATCCTCGACAAAACTCTTAATATCTTCCTTAGTGGCCATGTTTTCATCCTCCTTGATGATTCAGAGAATCTTACCTACAAGAGAGACCGATGTTCAAAAATTAGTACGCCAGACTTAACAGGGCGTCACCAACAGGATTGCCGACAAAGGTCCTCACTGCCTCACCTTGCTCAAAACGAATCAGTGTGGGAAGTGAACGAATACCGTACTTTTCAGCTACTTCGGGATGATCCTCGATGTTCACCTTAATGATCTTGAGCTTCGATGCTAACTCTCGACTGAGTGTCTCGAGCCTTGGCGACAAAGCCCTACACGGTGCGCACCAGTCGGCATAAAAGTCAACTAAAACTGGTGTTGTTTCTTCGAGCACATCAAATCGAAAGTTATTAAGTGGGGTCACGTTTACTCCAAAGTATTTGTTTGCGAACGCACGACTCCCACTCTTTCAAAGACGTATATGAAGGCGGAAGAATCGGCAAGTTAACTATCTTGTGTAGCATCCAGGATTTTCAGAAGCTCACACTTCTTAACAGAAAGATCGTCAGATTCCCAAATTATAAAAACTGTATAGCCAGCAGCTTCAAGTGCTTTGGTTCGCTGCATATCAGCCTCCCATTTCTCTTGTGCTGTGTAAGATTGTCCAGGCAAACGAATTACATCGTTTGGACAATACAAATCAGGATTTGCATGAATGTAGTCACCGTTCACCTCAACAATAATCTTCTTCGTGCTGTGTAACTCGTCAGCAAAATATCGCAAAACTCGTTGTTCACTCTCAAAGCCCAGTTCTGACAATGCGATCTCATTACGAACTTTCTCATGAAGTTTGGAAAGTCGATTTCCATGATTTGCCCATAGATTTATTCGATAATTTTCATCAGCCATCTTTTCAGACAACCAATCACTTCGCCGCTGTCTTTCATTTTTGTTAACAAGAATAGAATGCCTAATTGCTGATGATGTCTTTTGATGATATTTTGAATTTTGCCACCTTTCTTTTGCAGCATCACCAATTTTCTTCTTTGTACCTTTCGACATGTTTGTCGATGTATTTCGAACAATCATTCTCTCTTGAGCTGACTTTCGAACATGTGGAAGGCAAGCTACGTTCTCAACACCATACCTTTCACGAATCGTTTTCTTCACCTTGGCTTGTGTTGTCTCCAACGAAAATCCATTACACTTACCAAAGCAGGCTAGAGAACAATACTTTTGTGGTTCGCCTCGAGAAAAGCTAACGAATTTTTTACAAGTAGGATTTTGACATACTGGATTTCCAAATCGCTTACGATAAAGCTGCTCTTTCACAGAAAAACGTTGATGATTTTTAGCGTATTGACGAAATTTTCCGCGTGAAAATTCAGGAATCTCATCACACAAGCCACATGAACATCGTGGAGAAATTCCTAAATACTCTGTTTCAATAATATAATCTCGCAAAGTCATACTATGTACCCGGCGAAGATGATTCGTTAGTTGTCCGCCTCGATTATTATTGAATTCTTTTTCACATAGCTTACATTTTATCATGATAATACGTATCTTGCGTTGCACAAAGTGTTAAGCGTGTGCTTAGTTCATGAACAACGGCTCCATGCGCAAGCGGAGCATATGACGCAACCCTCAGTATAGCGCAAAGCATCCTCTGCTCCGCAATGAGGACAATCTGCATCACCTCCAGGCCTCGTACCGTCATCAATATAGCGCTTCAAAGTTCTTGCTAAAACTCGAGTAAAACCAAACAAGTCAGCATCTTTGTCACCCTTTTCAAGCTGTTCGATGATGTAATTGACGTCAGATCCATGTCGCAAACTCAGGGACAGCAAGCGAGTATGCGCTGAGTAGTCAGGATTATCGAACTCCGATACTACGTCCTTGATCTTGACACTCGATTCATCTACGAGGAGATCGTAGATTGACGGCATTGTCTTGCGCACTCTCTTGACCAGCGTGCCGGTCTTGCTGGTTCTCGGAATCTCTACGCGCGATGATAGGCCGCCCATGAGTTCGTAAGGTCTGCCATCCATCAGACCCACCAGAATAGTCCACTTTTCACCCTTAATTGTGACCTGATGGATATCGCAAGGGAGTTCTTTGGGGCGCTTAGGAGCTTGGTGAGACACGTGCTTGTCTTCGCTTTTCTTGCCACCCACCTTGACAATTACACCGCTTCGGCTGCCCTCACGATAAACAGTGACACCCTTGCAGCCCATTTCCCAGCCAGACATGTAGATGTCAGCAACTTGTTCCCGTGTAGCTTCCTCTGGGAGATTCACTGTATTAGAGATTGCATGATCAATCCAACGCTGGGCTGTTGATTGCATTCGAATCTTGGCGGCCGGATCAATGTCATCAATCGTGGCTTTCCAGTACGGTGACTTCTCAATGTCGGCAATGTCGTGCCCAGTTATCTCGGCCCAGTTAAGATAACCAGAATGATAAACATGGAATTCTGTCCAGGAATCGCCGCTCTGATCGACAAAATCGATCCTTGTGTCGCTACCCGGGACCACCTTTTTGCGGCGAGTGTGCTCAATGTACATTGTGGGCTCGAAGCCCGACGTTGTACCGAACCGCATAAGTGAGGCAGCCTTCATGCTCATAGACCCAGCGGGAGCCGTAGTCAACAAGGCAATGTTGCGACGACCGTGTCTCATCATATCTACACGAAGTTGTGGGTGTTCCCGCCACAATCGCTCTAGATATGGGTGTCCCTGCTCAAGATTGTGATCGTGAATCGGGAATGCTCCGCGCTCTTTGGCTAGTGTGACTGATGATGAGTAAGCACTGAGTGCCAGGTGCCTGTAGATCTTATCAGTCATGTCAATCGATTCATCGGATCCGTATCGCAAGCCCAGGGCAGCTAGTGTGTCACCCAAAGCTGTAATTCCCAAACCAGTCCTGCGGCCATTTTGTGCCTTCAGCTTGATACGCTCCCAAAGTCGAGTCTCAACCATTTTGACATCATCAGGCTCAGGATCGCTCTTGATCTTCGCAATGATTTGATCAATCTTTTCAAGCTCAAGATCTACAAGATCGTCCATCAGTCTTTGTGCAACACGAGTAGCTTTCCCGAATCCTGGATAATCAAACTCAGCATTGGGCAAGTAGGCATTCTTTACGAATGATAGTAGATTCAAAAGGAGCAGTCTGCAAGAGTCATCAGCGCAGAGTGGCAATTCTCCGCAAGGATTTGTTCCAATCGTTCGGAAACCCAAATGTGCGTAAATGTCTGCAGGAGAGTACTTCAGAATCGTGTCCCAGAACAGCAGTCCTGGCTCAGCAAATCCCCAGGCTGAGTCGATGATTTCGCTCCAGATTTCACGAGCATCGACCATCTGTGACATGATAGGATCAGTCTCAATAGCATCAACTGGGAATCTCAACTCATACTTTGTGCCCTTCTTGACGGCACTCATGAACTCATCTGACAACTGAATTGAGATATTCGCACCTGTAATCTGATCGCGATTACGCTTAATCTTGATGAAGTCCAGGATTTGTGGATGATGCACAGACAGCGAAACCATCAGCGCGCCACGGCGACCTTTCTGTGCTACTTCACGAATTGACCGAGAGTAGCGCTCCAGGAAGATGCCGATGCCGTCCGTTGTCTTGGCCGCGTTTAGTGTCGGCAAACCCTTGGGGCGAAGCGGCGAAACGTCGGTTCCGACGCCGCCACGACGCTTGCAAATCTGGATGATCTCCTGATCTGTCTTGAGAATACCGCCGTATGAATCGAAGGGTTTTTCAACCACGAAGCAATTCGACACAGACTGAATCTGGTATGGGTTTCCTACACCCGAGGTCGGGCTGCCTTGCGGGATAATGTAGCGGTAACCCTTGAGATACGAATAAATCTCGTCGGCGCTCAATGGGTTCTCATACTTTGACTCGATTCTTGCAAATTCTCGCGACAAGCGCCAGTGTGTCTCATCGGGTGTCATCTCAAGAATGTCACCATCTGGCGTTGACAACGGGTACTTAGTTGCAAAAACATTTGCCGCTAGATCGTTTCCACCAAAATATTCAAGTGAAGCTTGTTCAACTTCTGCTAGCGTTGCCATTCTTTTCTCCAGGGGCTCTTAAACATAGGTCTTGACATCATACTCTGTTATTCGTCCTTCTTGATTTCTTGCTTAAGTTCATTATATCGATCACGAAGACGTCCCTTGGCATAAGCCTCGTCTTCCTCGACAGCTTCTTCAAAGGTTTGTTCTTCGTCAGGGTTTGCTGCGCGAATCAATGAGCATGCGGTGTCCATCTTGATATGGAAGAGTAGGCCGTCTTTACCAGCACGATTCTTGGCAACGAACATTCGGCCAAAGCCAGTAGACTTCTCTTGGGCCTTGCGCGACAGTGAGATTACTACGTCAGCCACCATAGCTTTTCCGTAGGCTTCTGCCATGTTCTCAAGGCCGACAATGTCAGAGTTGGCTGAATCTCTGTTTGCCTGGCTTGCAGTCCAAATGGGCACACCTAATTCTTGAGACAGATTACGAAGCTCAACATAAATTAGCGCCAACTCATGTCGCATTGCATCGTAACTACGAGATGAGCGCATGATGTCAGCGTAATCAACAAGAATCAAATGCGGCTTGAATGACTTCATGTGAAGCTTTTCAATGTGTGCTCTAAGCGTAACGACAGACGCAGAACCTGACGGGTACTCCTTAATGATGAGACGCCCAAGCTTCATCTTGTCATACGTTTCGCGAATCAATTCCTTGTTGTTGATGACGTCATTGCTGGGGATTCTGCATAGATTCGAATCGTAGCGGACACCCGTCTTCGTCTCAGACAGCTCGAAGGTGTAGTGCAAGACATTCTTGCCTTGTTGCAAAGCATGTGCGCCAAAGTTGACGAGCATGTGCGATTTGCCCACACCCGTATTCGCAACAACAACACCCAGTTCGCCTTTTGAAAGGCCACCCGCAAGAACGTCGGGGCGGTCTAGCTGTTCGATTCCTGTCGGAATTGGCAAGCGCATCTGAGCTGAGAATCTGGCCTCAAAGTCTTCAAAGAAGTCGTGACCAATCGATGCTGGCACTCCCGCAGCAAGTGCACTCTTCATTACCTCAACGACACTGTCGTTCTTGTCCTGCTCAATCAAGTCAACGCATTGAATCAGTGCTTCCTTCATCGCCTGCTTTCGACAGAAAGCGATGGATCGCTCTTTGACCTCGGCAAGATCACCCATGTTAGGGTTGAACTTAATTTTGTGCAAGAATTGAACGATTTGCTGCATGAGCAAACGATCACTATCTTCTCGGAGATCGTCTCGTGCAATCGACGCAATCATAGGGATTGTGGGGAAAACACGATGCCGCTTGAAGTGATCGAAGTACTTGTCAGCCAGATAGTTGAGATACTTGAGTTCAAAATACTCAGGTGTCATTACCTCGACCATTTGGGCGCTCCAGGTCGAGTCAGTCAGCAAAGCCTGTAGAATCTTCTCCTGGAACGTCTTATCATAGCGATTAAAGTTTGCAGACCCACTCTGGCCGACAGCATCGGACATATTTTGCTCCAGGTGTCGTGTTAATCAGTAAGGTAAGCCTTGCAGGTCATAAAAAATCGATCAACATTGAACGATGCCATGCCTTCCTGCATTAGCTTCCTCATTAGAGCCATTTTATCGCGCTTAGGGGCAAAGGTATCAATTGCATGATCGATCTTTTTGATTTGTTTTCCCGACAAGTTAGCCAGGTCTAAGTTCATCAGCTTCCAATTACGATGAATGATGTCTTCACCCTCTGATATTCTTCCGTAAACCACAGGAGCACGCTTCTCAGCTGACCTCGCTGTTGCTTCTTCGATTACTTCATTGATGGTTACTTCTTCTTGCGTACCCATTCTCGGAAAGCGCTTAGCAACAGTCTTAAATCCTGCACCCATAATGCCCGGAACGTTATCTGACGGGTCTCCGCAGATTGCCTTCCCGACACAAAAATTGATTGCAGTTACACCGAACCTCTCCAGCACGTCAGCTTCCTCTACAAATCGACGACCCATAGGATTATAGATTCGGACGTCTGAGCTTAGCAACTGGTAGAAGTCTTTATCGGCAGACAAAATGAGCTTGTTTCGATCTGTGAACTTGTATCTTGCCAGATATCCGATAACATCGTCAGCTTCGCAATCAGGAACATAGATTTGCCCAATCCCGACGAGTGGAAGAAGTGCTATCAATGTAGCAATCTGCCAATTTCGATTCTCTGTTGAGTCAGGCAAATCGTCTTCATAGTAGCGATTCAGCTTTTGCGGTCTTGATTTTTGTTTGTACTCTGGATATAGACGGCGTCGTTTTGAAGAGCCTCCCGACTCCCAGATAACAAATATGCGACTGGGCCCAGCCATGTCGATGACATGTCTAAGACCATTCAAAAAACCGACAAT